ATGAGAAGTCATCTCCATATGTTTCTTTTAGGAAGTTAATCTGTTCTACCGCCTGCTGACCGCCCTCACTCATATCGTTTAGTCTTTCGACGTACATAGCCTCCATAGCTTTAGGAATTAGTTGCACACTCTCAGGGCGTACCCCCATGTTAATCTGGTTAGCTTTCTGTACAGCGTTGTACTTAGTAACAGATTCTTTGATGAGCGCAGGATTACCACTAGCCATAGACTCTTGTAATTCTTCGAAAGCAAACTGCCCTAAACGTGTGTTCTGATTTACATAACCAGCGGGGTCTGCTTGTATAGCTTTCTGTCTTTGTTGTATAGCACGGGTCACAACATTTATTTGCTGTGCTTCGCGTGTGAATCTCTCGGCTGATTTAGGAGTCTCTTTAGCTACTATCTTGTTTAACTCTTCTACTGAGGCATCTTTGATGTCATTCATCACCTGACCGAAGGCTCTAGCATCTTCAATGTCATCAGCTAGCCGTTTACCCTCTTCACCTTTAACCAACTTCCTAACTTCAGCAGGGCTATACTGCTGTTGTAGTACAGTGTCATCTTGACCGCTCTTTAGGAAGTTAACATAATCTTTAGCCCCTGATAGGTAAGCAGCGCGGTTAGTGTTCTCACGTTGTATAATGTCTCTACGGGCAACATCTACTATACGACTTAGAGTTTTAGCATCTGCATACTTGTCCCACTTACCAGACTTAACCTCACTAATTACAGACTGAGAATCACCCTGATTAATACGGCCAGATAAATGTGATGTAGTTAAGCTGTTAAAAGAGTTGACGCGCTCTTGAGACGCATCTACAACACCACCTAATGTGTTACTCATCCCTTCTAATACAGCCTCATTTCTCTCCGCAGCTTCCTCGAAAGAAGTACGACCTAGGGCCACATCTTTTAGGATGTCGTCTTGTGCTGACTTATAGGAGTTAACGCGCTTATTAATATTCTGTTTAGCCTGATACTTACTGTACATTGGGAATAGTTTTTTACTGTACATATTATCAGCTTGTGCTTGTAAGGTTTCACGAGCCTCTTTACTAGGAGCGTTATCTAGCACCTCTTTGATACGCCCATTGAAATCTGCTTGGCCTGTTTCTAATTCTATATCTAGGCCCTGTGTGGATACTTCATTGAATAGCTCCGACTCTGTGCGTGATATCTTGTTAAATGCTTCCGTAACATAGGCACTATCATCAGCTTGTTTCTTAGCCGCTGCTAGTTGAAATAGAGCTCCCCCAACTTGTGTTAATGCTTGTCCTTGTTGTATAGTGCCTCGTCCTTTAGCCTCTGCTACTGTGTCACGTGAGGTAGTTCCTGCTAGATTAGGTTGTGCGCTAAAATTCTGCTGCGGTATGCGTGGCATATCAAGCTCCTTATAATAACTGGCCGAATATACCCCCAACACCTTGTAACAGTGTTGAGGTCTTCTGGTTAGCTAAGTTCTCATTAATTGCCTGCGCTTCTTCTTGTCTAGCCTCGCTAGCTAAATCAGCCCCGTATTGTGCTGTTAATATAGCTAACTCTGCGTCTTCTGCTGACTGCTTCATTACGTCCATAACACTACCACTGGCTTGGACACCACTCTTACCTATAGCGGCTCTCTGAGCACCTGCTAGTCTTTCGGCGTCTTTTCTTATAGCTGCCTTTTTAAATGCCGCTTGCGTCTGTGTGAGTTGCGCCTCACGTATTAGCTGCTTCTGCTGTGTCACGGCTACTTGCTCTTGGCCTCGTATCTGTTGTACGGTGCCCAATGCTGTAGTCCCAAAAGCTAGTGCCTCTAAACCTGTACACATTAGTTATTAGTCCTCAATCGAGTGATGATAGCTAGTACTGTCATCGGTAATGGTTGACTCTGTCTTATGAAGACTCTGCCTCCGGTGTCATAATCACCATTAAAGGCTTGCTCTTTATCTCCTGAGAATCTAGGAGGGGCTGAGTCCATAGGGTCAGATGTTTCTCTAAACTTAATTATGTCTAGGTCATCGGGGGCGGGGCCGAACATAGCCCCTAATGTTTCATAGAAACGGAATATGACATCCGATATACGTTTAATTTTACCTTGTGCTGTACCATCAGCAGAACCAGCCTCAACTCGCATTGTCTCCAAATCAGAGATATATTGTAAACCTACAGATGCCTTCTCCACCGCTCTATCGAGAGTTATAGAACCAGAACTAACAACCTTATCCGCTTGTACTGCCCCATCACCCAGTACTTGGACAGTCTCCCCTTCTAGGTGGTCAAGTCCTGATATAGTTGTAGTAGACACTCCGTCGTATTGGATACCACTATCTACGAAGAAATCATCTGCGTCTACAGGAGCGAATGTACTTCTACCTTCCTGTAATACCTCTACATGTCTCACTTCTGCGCCATCTACGTAACGTTTAACAGACAACCATAATTCATCTCTATCATCAGAGGGTATAACAGCCACACTCTCCACTTGGGCCTGTGTCCCGTTAGCGTCAGACACACCTCCCATAACGTGCTTGTGCCAGCCTATAACGTCTTGGTCCCTTTCGTAGGTCATACCTAATAATGTACCATCTTTACGAACACCCCATACAATAGAATCAGGGGTGCGTTGATAATCTATCTCTACTAAACCATTACGAGTTATATGCTCCGATAATAAGGTTAAATCTGATGCTACATAGGTATCAGACTCAAACTGGTATGTAAACTGTCTTATCTTCTTGCCAGCCCGTTGTACGAATAGGACAACACCATTAGCCCTGACAGGAAGGATGTAAGCCCCACCATACTCTGTCTGTCTAACAATCTTAATATTACTAGGTGTAATGGCTTCTTCACGACTAGAGGCTGAGAGAAGAAACTCACCACCTACAGTTCCGATGGTAAGAGACTTACCAGAACTTAACCATCGTATAGCGTTTACTTGGTCCGAGGCTATCGTATACTTGACACTATCGTCATCATCGGAACCTGTCTCAAAATCGTTATAGATACTAGATTTACTACCCCATAGTGTTTGTGGGTCAGACGTTGTACCTGCGTACATTAAACGCTGTTCAAAGAAGGCAATACTGGATGGGTATCCAGTTGTATCAGAGAAAGCGCCTAAGCGCCATGTAGTAACAGCCGACGATGTCGGGAGTGTTTTCACTACCGTAGCATTAACCACAGTACTGGATGTAAAACCAGTAATCTCTGCATACCCATCATTACCACCCGAGTCTATACGTACAAAACGCCCCACGTCGGTAGAGGCGAACAAGGCGGAGGATGCTGTAAGCGTTATCGAACCTGTAGTTGCACTGGGGTTTATTGTTGTAGATGTTAAATTCTCATCTAGGAACGGGGGGTATTCAAATGTTTCATCAGCTATAGAGAACGTATCAACCGCCGTTCTAGATAAACGTGCTGGTGGGTGGTTAGGGTGAACAATAAAAAGTACATCAGCTGATTGGACAAATTGAAGCTCAAATAGTTCAGCCTCTAGGTAGTTAGTAGCTATCTCTTTAGCTATGCTAATCTGTGTTTGGTCTCTGTAGAACCTACAGTACTGGTCACCAAACTCTATGACATATGCTTGCTCTACTGAAAACTGGAAAGGCACCAGTCTCACCTTCTTTGTGCCAGTTTTACCTGAAGCTATATACTTACTACCACCCCTACGCGTGGCTCCTCCATGTGGGTAGATGAGCATATTAGTTAATGTTTGTACACCGTTAGCATACTTAGAGATATCCACACGGCCTTCTAGTCGTGGTGATAATTCCCCTGCTGTGAAGTTGGTTTGTATGTAACTAGCTTTAGGCATCTTATAACCTCGAGTTCAACCAGTCGTCAGCGTCTATTGGGTAGGGTATACCCTCTTGGCCATCAATACTCTTGGCATGTCTTATCACTTCTTTTACTTTATTATCTAAGAAACTAACTAGGGTGTTATTGTCTGATATGTTATATGCAATTCGAGAGGCTATAGACATCCACAAAGCATCAACAAACAATGCATCAAATTGAGTAGTATCCTCAACACGGCTTATATACTCAATCTTAATAGAATCGGAGTCAGCTAAAAGTTTCTTACCTTCTATTCTGAATTTATCTTGCGGGAACTTCAGGTTTGTGTACATGACACGTAGACAGTCAGAGGGCAGTTGGAATTCGTTATCAAAACCAAATACAGGTGTTGTAGTGAGTTTAGCCAGCTCCACTCGTTTAACTGCGAAATTCCATGGGTGCTGTCTTAGAAGACTATCACGAGTGTCTGCATAGAATAGGTTACATATACGGGCAGCTTTAGAATCTTCTGTTAAGGAGATGATTGTATTTTGGCCTATCTTATTTAAAGCTAGGTTACATATATCTACTTCTGAGGCCATATAGGTGTGCTCCTAGAAAAAAGGGGACGCTAGGCCCCCATTAGCTTTACGGCCAGTTTAGTCTAGCGCGTAGAACAACTCTAGAGTTAGAGTGCCACCAACGTTTACGTCAGCATCCTTAAGGGTGATTTTAATATCGTACTCACCTTTAGGGTCTTCAGTTTGCCCGTTGATATGTTCCCACAACTTCTTACCATAGTTAGCTTTGTCTTTAACGACATAAGCGTCTATATCACGTGCTGCGACGATACCATCGTTTAGAGCGTCGTCATCATCAGTGATGATAGACTTACCGTCTAAGTTGAAGATACCAATATCTAAGGTAGGTGCACCAGCCGAAGCTAGGTCATCACCATAAAGTTTAGAAGCCCCCAAGATAACAGCGTTAGAGGGTAGACGCGCCATCAAGTAAGTAGATGTAGCAGAGTCAGTCGCGCCAACTTCTACAGTTTCTACCCACACACGTACAGCACCACCAGCAACACCTGCTTCTGGCTGCACTACTGGGTCGGCATCTAGGTTGGTAATAGCTTTTGAGCCTTTTAGGTTTACAATTGCCATTCGTTATCCCTCTCTATTAAGACTCAACACAAGCGATTTCAACAACTTTTTCTTCTTCCATACGAGTAGCACCGAACATTTCAGAACGGAACACTTGCACAGAGTAAGACTTGTCATCACGCTCAGTGATACGAGTTTTGTTCATGTTGTTACCTTGAGCTAGCAACAGACCATCTTCAGCCCATGCAATAACTTGGCGGTCACCAGAACCATCTGTAGTTAGACGCTCACAGCGTAGGAACTTAAAGCCCATGAATGTGTCGACCTTACCCTCTACCAAAGCTTTAACAGTGTTAAAGTCAGCGTCAGTAACCTGAGTGATGTTCAATAGGTCAGTTAACTGTTTAGAAGTAACAGCCATGTAACGGTTGATACTTTCATCAACGTCATTAGCGTTTAGTATTTCTGCTGCTTCGCGTAGCTTATCTAAAGTTAGACCCCCCGCAGCTGCTGCAATCTTCTGAGAAGCAGGAAGAGCTACAAGAGTGTCACCATTCTTACCAGTCTTAGCAGAACCAAGAGCAGCTTCTATGATGATATCATCGCGACTACGGTTCATCGCCATCATGGCGGATTTAGCATAGCTTGAAGTTGGGTCAATCAACATCTTCACTTTATCAGCGTGGTCGATTAAATCAGACCATTCGAATGTACGAAGAGTGACAGCACGGCGTGCGTGTGGAGTGTCAACACGTGGTGTATCAGAGTGACGTGAGGTACGCTCTACAGCGGCAGTAGGGCCTATTTGCTCGTAGAAACCAAACTCACTATTTTGGCTTTCCATACGAACTTTACCCATGAAACGAGAATCCATTTGCTGTGACAGTAGGTCGATGTTTGCACCAAACTGATTAACAAATGCAGTAGTAATTTGATTAGACATTTAATGTCCCCTTAGTTAAACAAAAGTAGTTTATCTTTGTTCCAGCTTCGGGGTTATCGGGTAACCGTTCCCTACACTAGATTATCAGTCAAGTTAGGTTCAGGCTCCTGAGGAGTTATCTGATATGTTTTAAACGAGCATATCAACACATATGCACGTCATGATTAATAGTAGCAGCAGTGTAATCATAATTCAAATATTTTTTATAAGTTAAACTTTTCTTGAGCATCTAAGGTAGGAAACTACACGTGTGTTAACGTACTGTCAAGAGTACGTCAATTCTATGTCAATTCTTATACGGGTATACTATATGCTGTTCTCGGGTAGGGTTAGAGAACAGCTACTATATAAGAAGTTCTTATCAGGAGAACTTCTATATTACTTGTACTATATAAATTCTTTCCCTAAAGAATTTATTATCTAAGATACTCTCGATGATAAGGTAAGAGAGTATCTACTACTATATGCTGTTCTCGGGTAGGGTTAGAGAACAGCTACTATATAAGAAGTTCTTATCAGGA